AAGCAGCGTTCTTAGCAATATCTTCAGGGCTCTTACCCTGTGCAAGACCTAAGGCAGCAACACCAGCGGGGCCGCCAAACCAAGCAGCGCCAGCGTTAGCAAGCGTACCCAGTAAAGGGTCTGCCAAAGCAGTTTGTAAGAACCCGCTAAGTCCGCCTTTTCCAGTATTACCTGTCTTAGGACTAGCATTACCATTTGCGTCCCAAAACCCACGAAGATATTTACTATCTGTTAAATAGACACTATTAGGGCCATCCTGAACAAAGTTGCGTAAACTTCCGTCTGCCCAATAATTGACTGTTACAGGAACCCCGTTAAACATAACAGGTTCTTTAGTCCTATAACCAGATACTGTTAAATCTTCACCTTCACCCTCAACATCAATGTTTGTAGGACTACCACGTGAGTCAAAAGTTATCTGCTTTACAAGACCCGGGTTATTTGTATCTAAAGGAGTTAAAATCTGCGCTTGACTGTCTTGAACTACACCGCCATAGGCTTTATCGGCGCTACGCTGCAAAGGAGCAATGAGCGCGTTGTACTGCTCAGGGGTGACCCTGCTCTTAATTGCAGCTAAGTAACTTTGTTCAGCCATATTTGGGCTTACATTGTGCCGTTAGAGATGACGTTACCAATGACAGTTAGATTACCTGAGCTATCAATCTTAGCTACGCTAGTACCGCTTACTTGGATGTACAAGACACCAGCAGTTTCAGTGAAAGCAAAGACAGTAAAGTCACCATCGGCCTTAGACGCGATAGCTGTGACGATATTGTCGAACTCAGTGTTGATCTCAGTGCCACGTACAATCTTGGCTGAGTTACCGTGAGCTAAACTATCCTTAGCTGCAAAGTTGGTACTTTTAGTATAGTTCAAGTCAATCTCCTTGTTTCATAAAAGCTACTAAGATTTCTAAATCTTCTACAGTAGCGTAGGCTTTAATTCTGTTTGCTTTCCATGAAATAATCTGAATATTCTCTGGAGTGTATCCTTTGGAGGAATCAATGCGGTCAATGCTTGGACTTGTTTCTCTAAACCCTGTTGAATTGAATTCTAACTCAAACCCAAAAACAGGGCAATGATTATCTGGCGGGTACTTATCTTTTACATCCTGCAAAGTAATAGAGTGTTCTCTACCTTTAACTTTAGCTCGGTATTTAGAAGCATTTAAGAGCATTTGAAGACGGTAATCAAAATCTTCCCTACGCTTCTTTTGGTAGTTGCGGCTGTATTCGTTTACTGTTGGATTATCCTTACGTCGATCTTTCTGGTAAGCTACATCGCAGGTTCGACACTTATATTGAAGGCCGTCCTTAGCTGCGGTATTCAGAGTAAACTCAGACAAGAATTTAGCTTCCTTACAAGACGAACAAGTCTTTGTAGTCAGCACTGAAGCTAAACAGGTTGTTGTCATGATGATAAGATCTTTCCATTCTTAGCGAGAATCTCTACCTTTTGGATGCTCAAAGGCGAGCCGTTGATATAAGCCTCAAAACCAATCTGTACTACTTTACCTGCACCTGTAGGATAAGCTTTCAGGACTGAGAGAGCTTGACCGCTAGAGTAATCGAATCCATAATTATACTCGCTTTCACCGTAGTAAGCAATAGTATTAGTAGGGATGGTTACGTTCTGAGAGTAGAAGTTACCTGTGAAATCATAAGCCCACTTGAATGTCAAGGCTTGACCGTTACCACCGATAACAGTTACCAACAGAGACTTCAAGATGGAAGTAACCGAAGGAGCACCAAAGTCAGTGTGGTTAGTGTGGTACTGCATCTGGTAGGCAGTTGCGTTGTCTAAGTACCCTGTGTAAGAGCCTACGTAGCCGGCCTTACCGAGCAACAAAGTACCGTCCTGTTTAGCACAGAAACTCGTAGGTTCAATTAAGTTCCAGTTTGTAACCCTTGCTGCACCGTCTTGCAACTGAGCCTTAGTGTCAAAACAGTACACTTGCTTAGCGACAGGTAAAGACAACAAGTAAAAGGCATCGAGAGGGGAATGAACAGCTTTAATGTCAGCTGCTACCTCAGCAGTCAGGTAAGCTAGTAAGTCATTACGTACATTCTTGCTGAGCTCACGCAAGGGTGCTGACTTCTCTTGAATTGTGCGTTGTAGGCTACGGACACCTGTTTGAGACAAGAAGATAATGTCTGAACCAGTGTACGCAATGGAGTCTCTGGCAATACAGCCAATACCTGTGATAACGTCTTGGAGAGCAAAGCCAGTGCCTGACGGGTCAGTAGCGCCATTGTAGACAAGGATGTTGTTCTTACCGAAGATAAACAGGAACCCGTTATGAGCACCTAACGCAACAACTGAATCTCCACCTGTGGGCCACACAGTCGTAGTGTCTAAGTTACCAGCCGTACCTGTTGACCAGTTATAAGGTTGCTTGGTGTTGCTCCACTGGATAGTTACTTTGTCCGTGGCTGAGCCTACGTTCCATAAACGTCCGTAAGCACTGATAACAGCGTTACCTTTTTGGACTGTACCAGTGTAACCAGCAATCTCGGAGATACGACGATACTGGGTCGTGGAAGTTGTAGGGTTAAACTCTAAAGGATCGTAGCCTTCTTGGAACAGGTAAAGACCTCCACCAAGGGAAGCCATTTTCCAGTTGTCATTTGTGATTGTAGGCGCTGAGCCGCCACCGCCGTAAGTCAATTCAGTGAGCGTGGAGCCTACCAACTTGAACAGTTTGTTGTTACCTGCACACACAGTCCAGTTAGTGCCATCTACTGTGATCAGTTCACCAATGGCCTTGACGTTAGCTGTGCTGAGAGTACCTGAGGAGCTGTTAACTGGTTGCCAGCCCTTACGAGCACCGATACGACCAAACTGGTCAATAACGCAGTTAGTAGCCGTTAAAGCGTACCCTGAGACCAAGTCAAGTGACGAGTCCTGAGTATTAAGCCCGTAGAAGCCCGGAGCATTAACAGCGTAAGCTTGTATTTGTTGAGCCATTACGTGGGATACCAAGCATCGTTTTCAGGGGAACGGGCAAGCTCAAGAGCGATAGCATCACCTAAAGACTTCTTAGCTAAAGCAAAAGCCTCAGAGCTTGCTAAGCCGCCGTCTTCACCGCGTTCAACCAAAGCTCTAGCAAAGGCGTTCAACACGATAGGTTCTTTGACTAGCTTAGTTGTATCCCCATCACCTTCCATGTCATTCTCAGGGACGACAATACCGAAGCGAATGTTGTACGCTGCGTCAGGAATAGGCCAGAACTTAACCTGAGCATCACCGTTAGTGTCTACACCACCAAAGATATAGTTAAAAGGTGTTGTCTTTTGAGGGTTAAGCGTACCGAAGTTCTGGATGTCTAAGGTAGCGTGATCCATCGGCTCAAGGATATACTGTCTACTTGTATTGATAACATCCAACACTTTAAAACGTACACCAGCGCCTGTGATACTGTATCCATCGTATTGATTAGCAATAGTGGCAACAGTCATGCCTATAGTAAAAGCATCCCAATCGTAGGAGTCAGCTACTTCGCGTTTAGCATCATTAACGAACTTACCAATGAGAGCACTCATCGTATTCTCGTTAACTGAGGTAACAGTAGGCTCACGAAGACGTATGAGAACGTCATTCACAAGCGAAAGGTAAGTAGGCAACGCCATGTTTAGTAGCCTTTCTTAGTCGGCTTCTTCTTTGTCATACCTGCTTCAGACATGGCGATAGCTACAGCTTGTTTACGGTTAGTGACGGCAGGGCCTGTCTTAGAACCAGAGTGGAGTTCACCAGCCTTGTATTCTTTCATCACTTTACCAACTTTAGCTTGCTTGCCCATCTTGGTTTTAGGTTTCATAGTAGCCATGTGTTGTCCCCTTATTTAAGAAAGTTTAAGTGATATTTAGCTTGGTTGTAGACACCAACAGCTTCGTCAATGACGTTATGAAGAGCTGTGTTCTCACGTGGGCAGATCTTCTCACGATTAGTTTCGATCCACTCTGTGTGCTTTTCCAAGACAGACAACAAAGTACCTTTGTACTCGTTAGCCATCAACGGGATGTCAATTAGTTCACCGTAGCAGCCTTGGAACTGTTGAGCAAAGGAATCAGCTAGGGGGATGATGTTTTCGTAGAACTCGCCTGTGGCAGAGTGCTCAGAGAATGAGCGAGTCTTTAAGTGGACACGGTGAGCTAAGTCACGAGCCAAGAAGAGAAGAGATACGTATTTACCAGCGTACAAGGTATTCATTTGAAGAACCTATCCATGAAGAATGTCATACCACCACCAACTAGAGAGGCAATAGTCATACCCATCCAGAAACCACCTTTAGACTTGTTAGCAAGCTCTAAAAGGCACTTAACGTCTTTACGTAAGTCAGACACTTCATTCTGTAAAGCATCTACCTGAGCTTCTAGACGACCAAACTCACGCGCTGATACATCTTCCATGCTTACTCTGCCTCAGGTGTATTGTCAGCCTTCTTTGGGCGTCCAGCCTTTTTAGGAGCCTCTTCAACTACCTCTGGCACATCTTCTACGCGCTCGTAATCAGAGTGACCCTTCATGGAGTCAATATCAACTTGATGGATAAAAGTAACTGTTTGCCCACTGAGTAGGCATCTAAAGGTAGCTGTCATGACGGTAGTCCAGTGGTAGTTAGAACAAAGGAGCCGTCCTTGTGAGACAGCCCCTTCAATCTAGCTACAATTAAGCTGGAACAGCCAAAGCAACGCTAGAGTAGTCACGCAGTTCGGCAACACCGTACAGAGTGTCAGCAGTAAACAGAGTACCGAGGTATTCTTGCTTGTACTGAGTCTGTGAACGGACACCAACTTGCTCAACCAACACCATCGAATCCTTGTGACCCATCAAAGCGATACGGTCAGTGGCAGTAGAGCCAGCAGCAGTATCAGCATTGGTAGACACGTAGACTTTAACGCCGTACACATCACCGATTTCACCGTTACGAATAGTGTTGTTACCACCTTGTTCGCCCACGAACGCTTGTTCAGTGAAACGAGCCAAGCCCATCAACGTGTTACGTGACGATGGAGGAACGATGAAGAAACGACCGTCCATAGGCACGTCTTGGTCGTCAAGGCGTTGGATAGTACGACGGATAGCGGCATCAGTCAATGCAGCGGCGTTAGAGGTAGAGCTGTTATACACAGTAGTACCGTTAGAACCGATGAAAGCGTTGGTTGTAGATGCAGCAGTAGCGTAGTCGGATGTACCGATCACACCGCCGTTAGAGATACGACCCAAACGAACCAAGTCAGTGTCAACTTGCTTAGCCAAGGCGTAACCAGCGTCATCTGTGTAGAATGAACGGAGGCTAGACAGGGCTTGAGCTTCGACGATGTCTTCGATCATGCGGCTGTATTCGTAGTGCTTGTTGATAGACACCAACACTTCGGTTTCAGTAGCTGCAATCAGAGTTACCTGAGTCGATGCAGCTTTAGCGGAAGCAGAGCCACGGGTAGGGCTAGGAATGTGAACGGTGTCACCTTTCTTACCCTTGAAGCTCATCTTCTTAACGAGGTTAGCAGCGACCAAATTGCGCTTGTATGCAGCTACGATTTCATCAGACCAGATTGCTGGAATGAACGTGGCTGCGGTGGTTTTGGTTACGTGTGCGGTTCCGAGACCCATTTTAAATACTCCTAGATATACAATTAATAAGAACTAACTTACCGGACTCTGCCTTCAGCGTAAGCAGCCATGATTTCAGGCTCCAAAGCTTCGTAACGATCCGGATCACTCATTCGCAGCCGAATAAGGTCGGCCCTACGATACACTCTCTTCGATGATTCACCAGTACCCCCAGTATCGACTGCAACAGCTTTTAAGTTCTGCTTCAGCGTCTCTTTACCTTGGGTCTCTACCTGTTGCGTCTTAATCTGCTTAAGTTGCTTATAGGTAGACAACAATTCGTTAGCGCTATCGTAATCAAACTCACCATCAGCTTTAGCGTACAAACCGAGGCGGACGGGCGATTGTTTTACCCACTCCGCAAACTCAGGATCTTGAACAATATTACCGAAGTCAGGATGATTCTGGTTTAGCTTCTGTTGAATCTGCATCTTACGAAACTCTTGTGCGCTTTGACGAGCTGCTAGAACATCGGGATGCTTATCAATAGAATTACGAATTGCCTTTTGTGGATCTTCAAAGAAGTCAATTTCAGGCTCTACTTCAGTAGCAGCAGGTTTACTGTTTGAAAGACTTTGTTTCAACAATTCATCGGCAAGTTTACGAACCTCACCAACTTCTTGTGCCTGTTTACCAATGAGCTTTTCAGCCTCTTGGTGCATCCGAATGATCTCTTGTGAGGACTTCCCCTTGTATTTCTCAGGGATTGTGTCTTCGCTACGGTGATCTTCTTCAATCTTGGGCGGTGCGGTGAGTTGTTCAACTACGTCGAGTTCACCTAAAGTACTATCTTCATTATCATCTACTAACATACTAATTCCTTTTCCTGCCACGTATAAGATGTGGTTCTAGGAGTCTATTTAAAATAAGAACTCGGCCTACGCCTTGCGGCTTTTTAAAGTGGCTTATGAGTCCAACAGCGCAGCTTAGGCGCTTGCTCTCCGTTCTTGGGCCATCTTCTCAGATCGCTTACGAACCCATGCGTCAGCAGCTGTAGGGAAATCCCCTGACCAGCCCTCTAACTTCATGGACGGTGCGCTAATAACTCTTGTTGCCTCAGAGCCACATTCCTTACAAGGAGTTGCGTGGCAGTCTATGTCTACAAAAGCCTCAGTGCGGTGAGCTTCTTTACATACAAACTCGAAGATACGACGAGGCATCACACCTCTCCAGTTTCTTGAAGGTCTTTGTAAGTCCGCTCATAGGCTCCCTTGAGCCCGTATAACCAGTTCAAAATATCCATCTGTCCCCGACGAAAGTCTAGAGTATGTGTTTCCGTGACAGAAGATAGTTTGTCGTAGCTATCCTTTACTTTGAGGATGTCTTCCATGAGATCTTTCCACCCTGAAGTGGACATCATGTCAAAGGCATCGTCGTAGAATTTCGATAAGTCTTGTAGTTCTTTGTCCATTAGAGGAGAACCTAATAGTTAATAAGAATGTAATGTATACTATTTTAACTACTTTGTCAAGTACTTTTGAGTACTTTATTTAATTAGTTAGCCCAAGGCTTGCCAGAGGCTTGCACAGGGTTGCGTTGAGCTTCAATCTGTGCAGCCAAGGCAGCATCAATAGCTGCTACTGTGTCAGCGCCCAAGGCAGTCTTAACCCACCCAATCACAATAGCCTCGGATAGTTCAGCGTAAGGAATCAGGTTAACACCATCCACTTTGGTAAAAGCCTGTGTGTTGTTGATAGCTGCTGTGAAATCGCTAGATACCTGTGATGCTGTCCAATGGGCT